AGATATGAAAAAGAAATTGTAGATGAAAGAGTAGATGTTAAGGACAATTAAATTTTGGAACATATAATATTTTTAATTCTGATTTCAGCACTTTTTGTATTCCACACCTACGTGTGGATTGAATTGGATTCGATATAGTCCCATCTTCTCCTGAAGATGTATTCCACACCTACGTGTGGATTGAATTGTGTCGTCTATCCAAAAAGAAGGCATACTAACTCCTGGGTATCGTAAGGTACTTATTCAATATAATTATAAAGCTATGCTTTATATCCTAATGCTTTTTATCTTTATGGTATTATAATAAAAAAGGCTTCTGGTAAATTACCAGAAGCCTTTAAAATCAATATATTAAGTATAAACTTAACGAGCGATTTTTACTCTTGTGATTGCAAGAGGATTGAAACAACCTATCCCTAGGTTTTCGAACACACTGAAACCAATACGACGAGCTTTAGGATCGTCAGCACTAAGAACAGAAAGTTCGGTTCTTACAGGTATGCGACCGAAGAATTCCGGTTCTGCACAAACGTATGCATAACCAGGAACAACTTTACGAGTCACAATGATCTGTGCTCCCCAAGCAGTAGCCATAAGACCAGTCTTGAGAAGAGTTGCCTGTGTTTCAATATCAAGAACATCACGTCCCCATTTACGAATATCTGCAAAATCCAGCGCGTTCATGAAAATGCGAGCAACGCGAAGGTCATGTTCTTCAACACGAGCAAAAGCGTCGATAAGATTTGCAGGAGTAAGAGGAGCAACAGCATTAACCTGTGCATTGGTGTATGCTGATCCAAGATTGTCAAAGCCACTCTGGGAAACAGCGTCCATTACGTCAAAAGCACGGGCATCTTCTGCAGCCTGGATTTGCGCTTTAGCAAGATCCTGGGCACGTTCTATCAGGTCAAAACGACGTTCTTTAACCTGTGTCAGCGGAATTTCCGGATTCGAAGCAATTTCGAAAATAGGGAAATTAACACGACGAGGTTTTGTGATAGCGAGAATGTTTTCACCTTCTTCGCCAACCACATAAGCTGTCACGTTAGGATCTTTGTCGTAAATAGGAAGAGCGCCATCAGGCAGCTGTTCTACGAGAAAGGCTTTACGGGCAACCGAGGTATAATCTCTACGAAGACGCAGAGGCTGTACCATTGAAGCAGCAAGTTTCGCACGACCCGCAGGGGTCTTAATGTGCTCACTAACAATTTGCTGCTTTAGTTCGTTAGAAATTTGTCCTTCCATTATTCATTCCTCCTTAAATGCATTTTTTAGTGGTTTAGATCCGCATCTGTACGGCCATAAAAGGATCGTCCTGTGAGGGAGCGATAAGAATAACACCAACAACAGTAGTGTTAGTCATTGTTTCGCTAGTCAAAAGACCATTCTGTGACGCATATAGCGGGTCACCCGGGTTGTAGGTAAGATCTGCAGAATCATTTTCATTCCGAGTCTCATAGAGATCGGTTGTGAATACAGAACTTGTACCATGCAAATAAGGGCATTTACCACTGGCAACACCTGAACTTGATTCGTAGGGATATCCTACAGCATCATTGATTGCAACACCAACAAGAGCGCCGGTTGCTACTGTTCCATCAGCTGCTACTACAGTACCACTAACAGTACCAACTTCAACCACCATCCCGGCCAGGATACCTTTAGCAGTATCTGCACCAAGGCGGGTATTAGCTTGAGACTGCGCTGTGCGCTGAACATTATCACGAGTCAAACCATCTTCGGTAAGATTCATGAGAGTGTTCATTGTACCCCGTTCAAGGATATTCATACCCCTATCAGGAACGATGCCACTAGCTTCACCAATCATGTTAACCTCCTTAGAGTTTTTAAAAAGACCCTATCTCTATTCTTTCAAATAAAGCGGGTAGTTACTTTACTTTGTTATTAGAAATATGCACTTACATCCGGGGGTGCATTCCAGATACCTGCGAGATCAGAACCTACACTACTTGAGGCCTGTTTCTTAACCATACCGGAAAGAGTTGCTGCACCTTTTTTCTCAGTAGAAGCTGTAACGTCACTGAAGATGTCCTGGAGAAGATCTTTTTCAGAGGCTTCTTTTTCCTCTTTTTCTTCTTCTTCCTCTTCTTTTTCTTCACAGTCGCCTGCTTTTTTGTCACAAGCTTTTTCTTCTTCAACTTCTTCTTTAGCCGCTTCTTTTTCTTCTACAACTTCTTCTTTTTCTTCTACGACTTCTTTTTTAGCAGCTTCTTTTACTTCTTCTTCTTTTTCTTCTACAACTTCTTCTTTAGCGGCTTCTTTTTCTTCTTTTTCTTCCTTAACTTCTTCAACAACTTCTTCAGCTGCAGCAGCGATGCTTTTTGCAAAAGTTTCTTGGTTGTTAAGAGTAGCATTAAGGTGTGCATCCGGAAGACTCATGAAAAGAGATGCCTGATGTTCAACGAGTTCTGCGTCTGCTCCTGGAAGCATGCGTTCTGCTGCTATGATGCAACGTACAGCTTTGTTTTCCATTTTACGAATAGAAGCGATAGCTTCTTTAGCCTGCTTATCAATAAGAGGAGCGTGGCCTGTTTCTTCACGTTTTCCATCATCTTTTGCAGGATCACCTTTATGGACATCTTCTGCCCAAGCTGAAGGATCACCCTTAGCATACTCATCGAGTTTCGGATCATTTTTTTCATGCTCAGGATTATTCATAGTATAGACATCGTTGTCATACCCTGAACCCTTAGCTTCTACTTGAGTATTAGCTTTAGACTTCATGTCTTCAGCGACTCTTGTAGTTAGACGTTCTCTGGCCATTCATATCCTCCTATTTTGTAATACAACAAAATCAATACGTTTTTAATAAAAATAGCCGTATTAAAAGATTATTAATAAAATTACTCCACCCGTGAAAGAATTCTGGCCCACTTCACTAATTTCTTAGCTTCATTTACCTGAGGTTTTCTTCCGGATTCCACAATAATTTCAGTAAAAAATCCTTTTAAATTATTAGAAGCAAGCTTTACTTTTGTAAGAGCTTTTACCATATCCATTCCGATAGGTGCTTCCGATAATGTTCTATCTATGTGATACAACAGCCCTAATGTATCGTTTCTACTATAGCCATACTTTTTGAACTGATCCCAATTCTTAAGATTAGAAAGGATCATAATTCCGTTTCTAAGTTTGTCATTAGAGAACTTTTTAGAAGCAACGAGGACTCTATTAAGTTTGTCCATATTTGCATCTTTAACTAAGGACTGATTCGAGTAGGTTTCATTTACTAGAGGTCTTTCGATCCCTTGTTCTTCTGCCTGCTCCAATAGTAATTCTTTACGCATTTGATTAAGGAGATGCTTTTTCATCATATCCTTAACTTCCTTTAGAGTGGCATCCTCAGTAGGTTCTTCTATTTGAGGACCTGGAACATCTCCAGTATTTGGAGTACCAGGATCCAGTGCTGGACCCTCTGCAGGAGTTGCGCTTTCATCCTCTGGGGGAGCGCTTTCTTCTGAGCCGCCTTCATCTAAAGGACCTTCCGTATCCTTAGGAGCTTCAGGAAAATCTATATCGTCTTTAGGAGCTTCTGCAGCTGGAGCTTCTGCTGCAGGCTCATCCCCTTCAGCAGCTTCTAATTCTTTAACAAGTGCGGAGGCTTGGTCTGAAGCAGCTTTTAAAAACATAGTACCATCAGGTTTAAATGAAGGCACCAGGATAGACTTATTAAGTTTATCTGATACATCTTCATTGGGGAGAATGATATTTCTTTTTACAGCGCCCTCAAAAGCAGGTTTTCTTACCCAACTAGCATCAATGAAAGCGCAGCTGTCAGGGTCATCCTCTGAGCCGCATAGCTCCGCTATGATTCTTCGGATACCGTTTGCATCATAGAAATAATTGTTTTTAAAGTATCTGATATGTTTACAAGCATCTGTATCATCCACGGCTTTATTACCGCATTTAGTACAAATAGAGTATGCAATTTTACAACCCATACTCATAGCATTGTATTCATTATTTAGGATCTTTTGTATCAGATCCTCATGGACACGATTTGTTGCTACCAGGATATCTACGTACAAAGTAGTAATATCTTTTCCTTGAGCATCCTGACCAATAACCACCTCTCGTAGAGCTACATCAATAACTTTACCTTTAGACAATTCGGGTATCTGGACGTGTTCTACGAAATTGTCTGCACCTAAGAAAGTCTTATAGCAACTTTTTAAAAGGCCTCTTTCCCAGCTGTCACCATTATTATTAACAAACGGTGAGTGGTGGGGAGATATATAGTATCTGCTATTAGGGTCATTGGGGTCTGCAAAATCAGTATCTACGGAGGCTATTATAGTAGCGTGACTTAAAAGCCACTTATTAGGATCATAGGACCCTATTACTTTTTTAGCTGAAGCATAGCGTACATTAGATACTTTCTTGTCCATCCATTTACCGGGACAGGCTTGGGGAGTAACTATTGCAGCGTGACCTGTTTTTAAAAAAGCCATACTAGTATCCTATCATTTAACATCTTCAATTTTTTCTAATCCGGCATACCCAAGG